ACAGATTAAAATTTTAAAAGAAAAGTATGATGACCAGATAGAGCAGGATTTATCAGAAATGTTTTGGTCAGTTCTTGGCACTTCAGTTCATCATATTATTGAACACAGCGATACAACAGAAAACACCATTAAAGAAAAAAGATTTTATGGCGAATGCAATGGATGGAAAATATCTGGTGCAATAGATAGAGTAATATTAAAAAATTTAACTGGATATGAAAATGAAACAATAGAAATAGCCGAAATAGAAGATTATAAATGCACAAGTGTTTGGTCTATTGTTTTTCCTAAAGAAAGTTGGATTAATCAATTAAATGTATATGCTTGGTTGCTTCGACAAAATAATTATCTTCCTAAATCTTTATCTATAATTGTTTTAGCAAGGGATTGGCAAAAGTCCAAAGCTGCTGAAGCAATAAATAATGGTGGCAACTATCCACCACTTCCCATTCATAAGGTTGATATACCTTTATGGTCAGATGAAAAGCAAGATGCTTATGTCCTGGATAAAGTAAAAACACATCAAGAAGCAGATATGTTGTTCCACACACAGAATTTACAAATTGGATGCACCGATGAAGAGAGATGGAAAAATCCACCAAGTTTTGCAGTTAAAGTTAAAGAAAAAAAACGAGCATTAAAAGTTTTTGATCTTGAGGAAGATGCTCAAGATTATGCCAAGAATACTTTGAACTCTTATGTAGAAGAGAGACCAAGTATAGCGAGGCGTTGCAAAGATAATTACTGCAATGTCAAGCAATTTTGTGAACTAGCCAAAAAGGAGGGTTATGTCGAATAAACCTACACACGAACTTTTTTATGTTGAATCCTATACCGACAGGAATGGGCAACCTAAAAAAAAGAGAGTGGTGTTGGCTAAAGGTTGGAAAAATCAAGATAAATTTAATGATAATGCAGATTATTATAATTTTAATTTTGGTAAGGAAAAACTTTATGTAAAAGAAGTTAGACCTGAAAGACCTATGCAACAACAAGGTGGATACCAAGCACAACAGCAAGGTTATCAACCACCTCCACCTGTTGCACCACCACCAACTGAAGAGGACATCCCATTTTAATATGGAATTTCCATTTACAAAAGAAGAGGTTAAGATTTTGAAAAGGATATGTGAAAATCCTATCTTTAAAGAGTCTCAACCTCTTCCTAAAAATGTAGGCAAAGCACCACAACCATTACATCATTTAAAAAAAATAATTTGTAATTTTTATAATATTAAAGAAGAAGATTTATCAGGAACAAGAAGAGATAAACATTTTATTCAAGCTAGAAGAGATTACTGCCACTTGGCTTTTAAGAACACTAAATTCAGCACAACAATAATTGGCAATAAAATTAAAAGAGATCATTCATCAGTTCTGCATCATCTCAACAAACAGCCATTTAACTTAGATAAGATATTACATGAATAAGTATCGTTCAGGATTAGAGAAAACAATAGCTGCCCAATTAAGAAAATTTAGAATTAAATTTGATTATGAAAAGTTAGTGATTTTATATACACGACCTGCACAGTCATCTACCTATACTCCAGACTTTAGGTTGGCTAATGGCATTATTATTGAAACTAAAGGTCGGTTTGTTTTAGCTGATAGAAAAAAACATTTACTTATTAGAGAACAGTATGGACATAAATACGATATTCGCTTTGTGTTCAGTAATGCAAAAGCAAAAATTTATAAAGGATCTAAAACAACTTATGCCGATTGGTGCATAAAACATAATTTTAAATATTTTAACAAAACAATTCCGATGAAATGGATAAAGGAGAAGCATGATACTCATTATTCTTAATGCACTTATTTTATTGGTGTTACTTTTTATTGCTTTGATGATTTTTGTTATTGGCAAAAACTTGGATGAAAGGAAATAATAATTATGAAAACACAACGAGAAAAACAAGAAGATATATTATTTCAGTCATTAGATAAAATTTTTGATCTTAATGGTGGAGATATTTATTTTGACCAAATTGTGCATTGGGTGTTGGTTAGAACAACAAATGAAATGCTAAATGGGAATGATTACCCTATTCAAATGATTAACAGAAGATTTCGTTTAGCTTTAATTGAATGTTTAAATTTTAAAAAAGAAGAAATTGATGAACAAATACAAACAATAAAAAACAAAACATTTAAAAGAGATGCAAAAACATACTAAAATATTTCAAGATTTTTGGTGGGATGAATTAACTTTATCTCAAACCGAGCAATGTGCAGTTTGTTCTCAATGGGGTGCAGACATTCATCATATAGATAATCGTGGTGCTGGTGGAAGTAAATGCAAAGATTACATTGAGAACTTAATTTGTCTTTGTAGAAAATGCCACGATAAATGCCACAAGGATAAACAATATAACAAAAAAGCAAGAATAATAAATTTACGATTAATAGCCGATAAACTGGAGAGTGAATTAGATGAGTTTAGATAATACTTTAAATAGATATGATCCTCATAAGATTGCTGAAGCTAAAATGGAAGCCATCATTGATTACAGAAAATGTAAAAGAGCTTTTAATCAACTAGCTAGAATTAAAGAGGAAAAAGAAAAAGGAAGATATTTGCATTATCGTTTTTTATCTAATGAAAAACATAGTGTGGAAGATGCGAAAGCCAAAGCAAAGACTGATAAAGAAGTTACTGAAGTTGTATCTAAACTAGAACAAGCAGAACAATTAATGGATGAATCTTTTGCTGAACTAGATCGCATTACAACCAAAATAGAATTAATGGCAGATGCCAATGCCACAGCTAGAGCTGAAATGAAACTTGGAGGTCTTACACCATGACATATTATAGAAGAAAAATACAAAGGTTATGGAATGGGTATGCTTCGTTGAAAGATTATGAAGTAAAAAAAGCTATTGCTAAAGGTGGTGCAGTTTTAAGTTTAAATAAAACAAATGAAAAAATGACTTTGAGTAAAAATGATTTGGAATATGGATTACAAAGAAAAACAAGTAAAGAATTTCCACCTAATCCAAAATTAAATGAAACAGAGCCATTTAGATTATGTAATTTTTTTTGGAAACAAAAAGATGAAAACCAATTGGAGTTAATAAATGAGTAAGAAAATAATTAAGATTGAACAAATAGACAAGGGAGGATTGAATGAAAGTGGAGTGCAAGTAGATAAGCTCTGGGAACTTCATTTTGAAAATCAAGTTAATTCTCGCAAGCTAGATTACACACAAATTTTACACTACTTAACTAAAGGAACAAGTCCTCCTAAAAGTGTATATGCTTTTAAAAAATGGGAATCTACTTTTTTTAATTCAGATAAGATTCATTATTGGTGGTGTATTGTGTATGATGATAAAGACCATATACTGCTGCTACCACCTAAATTTTATGATTTAATTTATGAAGGACATAGGAAAGAAGAAGAAGAATCAAATCCTAAAAAAGAAACTCCAATAGATAATCCTTTTTTGTTTACAGATAGAATTACTACTCCAGAAGAAAAGGAAGAAATTAAAACATTAAGAAAAGAATTAGATGCTGAAGAAGCATTTAAACTAGGATTACATTTACACGATGATGAGATTGAAGAGGCAAAAAATGAATAGACTTTATGAGATAAAAGATGTAGCAGTTAGATTAAATAGACATCCTCGCACTTGCAGGAAAGATATTAAAGACTTACAAGCCAAATTTCCCAACGATCCTGCTTTACATACATATATTGGTAAGCGATTACGATTTACCAATGAACATATTGAAAGGATAATTGTGTTATGCTCAAAGTCAAAAGACGAAAAGATATAAAAAGTGATATATATTATGTAACTGGAACATTTTATTATGAGGGCGAAAGTCGTTACATTAATAAAATAAGTTGCAAAACAACAGACAAAAAAGAAGCAAATAAGTTTGTTTATAAACTAATTGATAATCTGAAGCAGGACATTAGCTTACATACAAGTAAAAAATATAATGCTGCTGCTGATTTAAAGATTGCTGACGATGATCCAGATACATCTCCATCGCAAAAAACTATTAAGTTAGTAGAAAAAACTAAAAAATATTTAGGTCAATATGACATCCGATTAATTGATAATGTTTTAATTCGCAAAAAAGCATTTGAATCTTATCCAATGGAAGATTATCTGCGTAGAACTCCTTATAGTAATTTGTCGGAAGAAGAAAAAAAACGAAAGTCAGCTAAACTTAATACGATAAATAGGAATTTTATTTGTCCTGTATCTTTGGTGTTAAACTTTGCATCAGCAAAAAGATTGTGTGAAAAAATGGTTATTAAAAGATTTAAACTTCTCCCTGAAAGAGATCCGATATATTTTACTCCTGAAGAAGTGGCAAGATGTTTGCAATCAACAAGTATGTTCCAAATTAAATTATTAATGGTTTTTTTAATTTATACTGGTGCAAGATTACAAGAAGCTCTGAACACCAAATGGGAAGATATACAAGACAACAAAATTCATTTATGGGAAAATAAAGGCGATAAAGCTAGAGTTGTAGAACTGCATAAAAATTTAAAAGAATGGCTTGATAAAGTTAATGATAAAGGAAAATATATTTTTATGTGGAGAAATGCTTGGAGTAATAAAAAAGATGGCGAGGGATTATATTTTAATTGGAGAGATATGCTTCGACAAGCTAATATAAGTTTTGATAAAACTCCTCATAAGTGCCGACATACATTTGCAACTTGGTTAAGAAAATATGCGAATTGCGATGTGCAGGATTTAAAAGACATTG